CTCACACACCGTAAGCGCTTGCTTCACCGCGAGGCCGAACTTAGAACTATCCGCCATCTCTAGTAATCCTTTTCTCGTGGTTCCGAGCGCGAGTGCGAGTCCTGTAATCGTAACGTTCTTTTCTTTTTCTACGCACTCATCGAAGTATTCCTGACTCATCTTCTCAAACTCTTTCGTATTCTTTGGCTTAAAGAGATACTTCCTATTTGATTTTGCTATGTATTTTCTCATGCGAGTGATTGAGTTATGTTTTGACTTCGCGCATTATCAAGCCCCATTTGTCCTGATACTGGTCCTCCGCCTCCCATAAGAGACATCTGTGCTTGCTGAGGATTTCCCGCGCCCGACATGTCTTGCATGGGTGCTTGTTAATAGCGTTCTCTTGTACGAATTCAGTATGAGCTTCTGCCATTTTGGTAAGCGCATTAAACTCATCTAGAGAAAGATTCTCATCGTATGCAAAATCTAATATTGTCTGCATAAACGTGGTGTCCGCACCTCGATATGGCTTCCAGTCTTCTTTATTTAACACGAGGTCAATCATTCTATACGCCTCCGCAACTACTGCTTTACTAGAATCATTTTTAACTTCCATCCATATTTTAATGTCTTCATCTGACCATCTTCCCATGCGAAGTAATTCTTCCACGGTCTTTTTAGGAGACACGTTTTGTAAAAGAATTGGATTCGTCATAATCATTTGAATGGCATTTGATTTTGCCTTATCTTCCATTTCCGCTGATGCCATTTGTGCGTTCTTGGAAACAACAACTACATCAAAGCCATACTTTGAGTCTAAGTCCTTCTTGAATACCTCCTCGTAAGAAGCTCCCTCGGGGCCGATTACTTTCACGGCGCGCTTCTCGTCCATGTTGTCTAAAAGTCCCGCGTGATACTTATATCCAATTCTCGTGATTGCATTAATTCTGCTCTTATTAAATCTTCCAATGTTATCCGCTACCTCTTGCATGTTTGCGTAATAGATTCCCACGCGAGAGTCTTGTCTATTCTGCCCTGATTGATTTGCGGAAACTCCACGTCCCGTCATGTTATCTAAATACTCAACAAGGTTAACTGTTCCTTGAAGTTGAGGAGTCTTGAACTCATAGATACCTTCTGAGATGTTCTTTCCGTTCTCTGACGCCTTCGCTACCACGAGTCCATCGGGGCGATATTCTAACTGTGAAGGGTCTGGGAATATCCTTGAGTCATATGCCCTCTGACCAAAGTTTTGCTTTTGTCGATTATCAATTTCCTGGTTCATGAGGATTGACATAACCTCGTGAACGGGTCGTGCTACGTCCGCGGGTCCACGACTCCAGAAGTTTTTTGGGTCTTCATTCGTTGCCCAGCTCTCAAATGGATGCGTCGCGCACGAAGGGAACATTTCTGATACTTCTACGCACCTAATGCAGATGTTTGTTTTAAGCTCAATAAACAAATAATACATCTTTCCTCCGTATACCATGTACCACTCGCAAAGATTAAAAACTTGCTGGCCTACGTACGAGTTCGTCTCGATGTCGAGAGAAACTGCTATGAATCTATTGTTCTGGTCCTTGTAAGTATCGTATGTTTTCTTGTCTACCGCCGCGCCCGCAGAACCAATGAGCTTCGAAACCTCTTTATCATCATAATATCCTGACTCTGCCCCCATAATGAGGTCTGCTTTCGTTCTAAATATGTTAATTTGACCTAGAAATAGGTGTTTCTTTAGGTCTGCGCCTCCATTTGGCTCGCAAAGGAAGTCGTTATAGTCTATTGCCTCGAAATTTGAGACATATCCGTTCTCAGATGATGCGTAATACTTGTAAATTGCCCTTCCTGACATGATTGCAAGGAAACGAGACCACCTATCCACCCTCTGCCAGTCGCCTTCTTGCGGGGCGGAGTCTACTTGCCATAAGGCGGTGGTCATATTCGCACCTTTCATCTCAGAAATGTGCCTTTCTTTGAACTTAAGGGTTATTTCGTCGTCTAATTTAGACTGAAGTTTATCTACGAAGTCCGTAAGAAACGGAAAAGGAACGTTAAAACGCCCTTTTAATGCTTTCTTATTTTTTCCCAAGTATAAATCTTCGCTCTTTCGTATTTCTTCGAGGCGGGGCTGCTTAAATCGCAACGCAACTAAAATCTGCTGCGAAGCAATACGAGTGAGTTCGCGCACTAATTCAGGTTTTACTTTAGCCATTGAGTAGTTTGGTGTAATTATAACACATTTTCACTCAAATGCCCACCCCTTCTATCCCTCGTAATCTGATATGCGATTCCAGTCTGGTTGTTTCCAAAGAACCTCTCGCTCGTTTACCATCTTATCCTCTACTAGTGAAAGGTAGCGTAGCGCGTCCGCTGCGTGCGACGTCCAATCGTGTATGGGATTGTCAGAGAACATAAGCTTCTTATCATCCCAATGCTTCCTGTATGAGCGGAGCGCGTTTAATAATTGCTCGCAGTTGTATTGATGAATGTGTAACTTGGGGAACATGATTCTTACCTTCTGTATTCCGTCTGCTATTCCTATGTTGGGAACCTGTTCAAACTTTATCCCCAGTTTTCTTGCGGTCTCGATAATAGAAAGTCCCGTGGAAAACTCACGTTTATTCACGTCATGTGGCGCGTAATGATTCCCATAGATATAAGACTTCTCCATCTGCATTCTCTGTAAATAAGCTATGTAATGAGGCACGCCAAAGCCTTCGTTTTCATAATAATCGATAACTCGTATCTCCTTATTAGATACTTTCTGCACGAAAAGAATGGCCGTCGAGTCGGATATTCCAAGGTCCCATACCGTGTGTACCTTGTACATGGGGTCGAAGGGCACTCTTGTAACTCTCTTTTCCCTCGAAGCCTGGTTAAGTTCTAACGTGTAATAAGCCCCCTTAATGTTTGGTTCATCCCAGCAACCATCTTTCCACGCTTCTCTTAGTCCGTCGGGCAGTCCGTCCAAGAAGGCCTTATAATTCGCGTCGTTATCAAGATGAGGATTGTCTGAAAGCCTTGAAGGAACGAATATTCTACTCATGCCCGTTACGGGGTCTACGGTTCTTATGGGCTCTCTAGGAGTGCCTTGAATGTTAAATCTTCGCTTCACCCATGCGAACCCTGGTCCGTCGGGGTTAAAAGTCGAGAATATCTGAGGCTTTAGCTCAGAGATGGTCGAACGACAAGAAGAAGCGAGTTTAAGGTAGTTCTCCTCGGTAGGAATCTGCGTTAACTCCTCGATAACCATTCGATGGTATTCGTGTCCTTGGTATTTAGTATAGGCATTCTCATCCTTCAAATGACCCGTGCGAATGACGGCTCCACTTGGGAAACGGAATTCAGGAGGATTTCCATTAGAGACAGCTCGTAAGGTAGAGCTCTCATATATCCTCTTTGCCCTATCAATCCAGTCCTTCAAGTCGTCGGCGTTCCTTCGAATGACGAGCGCACGGAATAAAGGATGACCAATGTCATATAGGAGCCAGACTTGTCCTGCCCAGGTCTTACCTCCTCCGCGCGCCCCGCCATACCCTATCTCAAAGTCATTCGCCACGAGAGCCTGCTCTTGAGTGAACGTGGGTTTCATGGCTACCTCCTTTTGTTTCTTTATAATTTTTCCCATGAGTCTTTATTTACCACTCGTAAGCCTTGTTCTTAGATTCGTCGACGAGCTCGATGTCATCTACTTCTTCATTCTTTGGTTCTTCTACGGGAGCGCCTTTTGTGATTGTAATATTTTTTGCCCAGTCGGGTACGTTTATCATGCCAGGGAGTGTCGCAATCGATGAGGGGGGCACGGGGGTAAGTGTTTCTTCTTCCGATTTATTTTCTCTTAGCGTTTCAAGCCCAGCGAGAGCCCTGTCTGCTCGGGTGTTTTCTCTTAAGTTAATGAGCCTGCATTTGGGCGAGCAGAATCTCTTGGTCTTACGTATCTGTTCGAAGTATTTATCACAGATGGGGCAAAGCATGTTCTTAGCGTTTCGTTAGCGTTTCAAAATGGCTCCTTAGCGTTTCATACAGTATACCATAGCGTTTCATTTTAATCAATTAGCGTTTCATAGTAGTAAATAAGTGAGTCTAGATGTGCGCTAATAGGATGTTATAGGGGATGGGTACATATGACTATACTATGAATAAATATCATACCTTAATTATCTAAGGTCAATGGG